TGAGAAACGACATAGATCAAATCTTCTGGCATCATGCCATACTTGCCCATCAACTTACGAGCTGAAAGGAAGTCAGCTGCATCAAGAGCGCCAGCACCGGTTGAGCCGACAACTGAAGATACAAATGCGTTAGTACTTGCAAGTGCCTCAAGACCATCAAATGCCTGAGTACCACCAGAAGTTGCATTAAGAACAGCGTCATCTACTGCGCGAGCGTGAGCACGTGCAACGGATTCAACAAGCATTGGCATCAAGTTAACAAGAACTTCTTCGTCAATGTTGTTGTCCATGAAAGTAGTCGAGATCAATCGAGTAGCTTTCAGGATTACTTGCTTGGCATTGTACTGTACGTTAGTGACTTGAGGACGGTTCTCCAAGTTACCTGCGGTATCAGTGTTTGAGCCCCAAGCTGCCGGACCTGCGTCTGTTTGGATTGGCAGTACTTGAGTCTGTGAATTAATAGTAATTTCACGGAATGCTTGTGCCAACTTAAGCTCGAGCATAATTTCCTTCTCAATTTGAGTAGAAACTTCCTGAGCGATGTCAGGCGCGTTGCCTGCACCGGTATAGTTGATACCTGCTTTTTGCATCAAGCTCTTAGAGTAGTCAGTTTCCCAACCCTTGCCTGTCATGACACCTAAAAGGTGGCCATACATGAAATCCTTACCAAACTTAGAAAGGTCTCCGTCATGGCTACGATCTCCAAATACACGCTTAGACTCGCGCATTTTTGTAATCTCTTCTGACTTCTCTTCGAGCTCAGACTTATACTGAGCCATTACTTCTTCGATTTTAGCATCTTTCTCAGCTAGTTTAGCTTCGACATCTGCCATAAGACGATCAGCACCTGACTCTACACCAACCTGAATGGCTGATTGAACTTCTTGCTCTTGTTGAGCTTTTTGCTCGGCTTCCACCTGAGCTTTCTCAACGGCTTCTTGTGCTGTCTTTTCTTCAACAGCTTTTTGCTCGGCTTGCTTCATTGCGATCTTAGCAGCAGTCTCCTCCGCTACTTTTTTAGCAAAAGCTTCCAAGTCGATTTCGGGAGTTTTTACTTCTTCCGACATTTGGATCTCCTTATTCGCGGGTTTTTCCGCGTCGTCCGGTGTTTCACTAGCTATAAATGAATTTTCATTCTTAGCCAGAGACTGACCGGCTAGATCTACACGATTTGTGAAAGTTTTTTTGAATTCATTATACTCGTCTACGGAGTCAAATGATTTCGCCAGAGAAAAAGTCGCTGCTTGGTTACATGGTACCGATACCACTGATACCTCAAACAACTCAGCATCCTTAATCTTTAATCCGTCGGTTTCCGCTAGGTAATCAGCATCCTTGACTCGGAAACCAACAGAAAATGCTCCAAGAATGCCTTCTTTTACAAGCTGCGCCACATGATCGGGCGCAGATTTAGAAATTTTAGCCTTTAGTTCAAGACCGTTTTCAGTGACTTTAAGTCCTGTAGCGCGTCCAATAGGCTTGTTATAATCATGATTAAAAAGAATAATAGGGTTCTTTTCAAAGTTTTGAAGTCCGCCCTTTGTCCAAGCAGTTGCATCAATAGTATCACCTGCGCGGTCAAAGTCGTGGGTACTTGCCATACCACAAATATGTACACCACCATCGTCCTCTTCTAGAGCTTTAAATGTAGAGGTGAAATTAAAAATCTTTTCCATTATTAGTCTTCACTCTTTTTTTCTGCTTTAGCAGGCTTGCTCGGAGCAGGTTTTGCTTTCGGAGCAGGTTTTGGAGCTTCCATAAGTTCTGGATATTTTAATTTTAAAGCATGTATTACGTACTTCCATGCTTTAAAGCTTCTTTTTACAGAAACTGCATGAAGGGCTTTATCTGCCCCTACCTTAGCTACATAGTCTTTATACTCAATAGTTAAAGGAAGCTTATGCTCCTTAAAGTGTCCATGTGCAATATCTAAAACCGTTTGTTTTTGACGTAATGCCATTTAGTCTTCTCCTACTTCAGGCGGTCTTCCACCTTCATCTGGATTTACGGCACTCCCAGCAATATTTGCGGGTACACGTAAATCATCGTAGCCATCCACAGGCTCAAAGTTTAAAGCTTCTCGTGCTTCATTAGGGCTAATAATACCAGTGTTTACAAGAGCTTGGTAATAAGACGCTTGATCTCTTAACTCAGGCTGTAATGCGGGAATATTACTTGCTTCTTCTACGATCTCAAAGCCAAAGAATCTTTCTAGTGCAAAGTTAACTTTACGAATAATTGGAAGAATAGTCTCTAAATAGTATAACCGCATATTGGGGCGTAAGTTGGCATTATTGCCTGAATCTAAAAGAATAGGGGGTACTCCCAATGCTTTTAAAATAATTTTTTCATTATCTTCAATTGCTGCCTGAAAATCTAGCTCTTTAAAGTTTACATTTGATATCTCATCAATTTCTATACCACCATCTAGAATTAAGGGTCTTCGCCCGCCCGCATCTGGTCTATATCGAGCTTGCCAAGATTGAATCATTCGTTCTTTAATTTTTTCAGATAAAGTATTCGGGGACTTTAATACAAGTCCAGGTACTGCCCCATTTTTAAAAAAGTTATCTTGAAAATCTCTCATTCGTCTAGTAAGCACCATTGTGCGCAGGGCAGGTTTAAGTCTAGATATTCCTCTATAGATAGAGTAGAAAGAATTTTCTTTAATATGAATGATCTCTTTTGGAGTAAAGTTTATTGTTTCGTTGTAAGTGTACTTTTCAATGTAAGTTTTTTCACTAGCATGAATAATCATTTTACTTGCAGGTAGATGATATAAATGTACCCCATCATAATAGATAAAAATGTTTCCATCAATTATATAGTCTATTAGCAAGTTACGACGAAAAGAACTAATATCCTGAAATAAGTTGGGTTCTTTATTTAAAAGTAAGTCAACTCTAGATCTTTTAATTCCCTTAACGACACTTTGAATAGGTAGTTGCGCGCCTACTTTTACATTGATTTCGGCAGCATCATCGACTAGCATATTAACACCACGATTTACAATCTCTAAGTCTTCGTATGCTCTTTCAAAGTTAAAAGTAGGTTCGCGACTGCTTTCTATTTTACCGTCAAAGTACGATTGGGCAGGGTTCAATTTTTCTTGACCCTTACTAGGTTTTCTCCCAAATATCGTGTTATACCATGCCATACTTTTCTCTTTGTAAGTCTACCCAGCGCATTTGTTTTTCTGCAGTGCCAAGTCCAGGGTTTCGTCCATAAATTTTGTGCAGTTCTAGGTGATGCGCGTGGCAGATTGTAACTGTGTGCTCATACAACTCTGCCCAGTTGTCTTCGATAAACTCATCCCTCCAAATTGTAATATACTCGTTTGTATAATGAGAGGGTCTTTCCTGTACTTTATTTTTTAACCATTTAGCAAGTAAGGGGCTTAAAGTATAGAAATGATGAAAGTCTAGCTGAGCTGCGCTACCGCAAATATAACACTCATTGTCTTTTTTGTACTTTGATTTTGCTCTATCCCTTATATACTTTACAGGGTCTCTTTTGAGCTTTTTCATACTTTGCATTATAGCCTCTTAGAGATAAATTGTCAAATATTATTTTTAAGAAGGTATCCTTAAAACCCTGTGGATACAGTTTCAAAAGAGTATAGTGCGTACCTTAAAGCGTCTGCCATATGAGACGCTCTGTTATGTTTTGGCTTTTCTCTTGCAAGATTAGGATTTGGGTCCCACTGATATTGATCTAAGCAAGAAAGAGTTTCTTTGCATCTCTGGTCGATAAATAATTTATCATTGTCTACTATTCCTGCTACATGTGCAATTCCATCCAGCACAGACTTCTTTGCATTATTTGTTGAAATATCGTACTCCATAGCGAAGTCATGTCGAGTTTGTTGGGCTGCGGAATCAATGTAAATAAAATCAATATCCCATTTCTGCATTAATCTCTGTATTTCAACGGCGTGTTGCTCAGTAGTCTTTTCAGCATCAAGATACTCATCTAATACATGGTACTGTTCTTCATCCCAGTCATACCCAATTACACAAAAAGCAGTAGGATCACGGTAACCGACATCAAGGCCAGCAAATACATCCATATTAGTGGTATCCAATGCTTCATTGTTGGCGATACAAGTTTCATGATTAAAATTCCATATTTGTCCTTCATAAGTATTAAAATCTGCTTCGTACTCTTGACGAAACTCTGCTTCTGACATACTTTTTCGAGCTTCTAATATATCTGTCTCAGACATACGCGGATTATCTCTATAAGTCGCGCGGATGGAGCACCATTCTGGGAACTCGTTGTTAAAGCCTCTGTCAAAAAACTCTGCAAACCAATTATTTCTACCTCGAGGGGTGGATATAAAGATAGCTTTAGAATTATCCTTATCTAGGGTTGGACGAAGAGCTACGTTAAAAGCGTCTTTGCCATCAGCTAGAGCGGCTTCATCAAATATTATTAAGTCGTAGCTTCTTCCTACACAGGAGTCTACTTGGTTAACGGACCCCATTCTAACTGTTGAGCCGTTACTTAATTCAATAACTTTATCTTTTGCATTATCTTTTACTACTTCTAAATCAAAATGTTTTATTAAGTTTCTTTGAAGATCAAAAGAAATCTGAGACAGCGAATAGTTCGGAGACATTATAAGAATGTTCGAATTCGGAACCAGGGAGACTAGTTGGCCGATTATGTTTGCGATGTACGTTTTTCCCTGCCGTCTACTAACTGCAGCACATACAAATCTATACTTAGAGTTATTGATCGCGTTTATAATTGCTACTTGAGAAGGTAGCGCTGTAATGCCGAGTAGCTCTAAATAAGGAGCTACTGGTAGTTTAAGGAAGCGTGTCTCAGATTGTAAATCTAAAAGTTGTTCGGATATAATATCAGCTCTGCTGATTTGAATAGACATAGTTATGGCTCTACTTTTGTTGCGTTTCTATAGTAGATAATTATTTCTTTTTGCTGACGAATATACCTGCGAAGTTCTTGCAAGTTAAAGGCCATGTTTTCATAATCCTGAGGAGTCATACCGAATATAACGAATGTACCCCCTTGCATCTTTGAAATTTTTGCAATTTGCTCTTCAAGATTTTTTTCTGTGACTACAAAAAATTCTACATCTTGCAAATCTATTTTTTTAGGTAATTGAGGCTGATAGATCTCCAGTGTTTTATATTC